TGTGTCCGGCTCCTTGTAGCCTTTCCTTAGTTTATCGAGTTCCTTGTCCTGCTCCAGTGAACGGAGCCTTAGATCATTGAAATCCTCTTTAAACCTTGCACTATCCTCGTTCCTTTTGTGGAACTCTCTCTCTAGGTCTTTGTATCTCTTTTCGTAGTCGTGAGCGGGGTCGTCGTCTTCTTCGTCGTCTTCCTCTTCTGATTCCTCCTCTTCCTCGGATTCTTCCTCCTCGGCTTCAACGGATTCATCATCCTCATCATCTACTTCTGGAGCTTCGTCCCAGATGTCCTCATCCTCTTCGCCCGTATCAACCTCTTCTTCCGGCTGGGGGCTGTCTTTTTCTTCAGCCATATAAACTCCGTAGCTTCACCGTTAACAATGTCCCGTTTTCGGATCGTATTAGGTGTTGACCCCTGACTATCGTCGTGGAGGTCCGTATTTTTCGACGTTGGAGGGATATTCTAAAATTTCCTTCCACGCCCTCACTCTCCCAATTGAGATGTGATGTTTCGCGATACTCTCCTGATCAAATAGGGTGCCGTTAACTATACGGTCCATTTCATCAGTACATCGCTTGTCAAATTCATCCTTCAGTGAGTTCCAGCCTGGATGTGTTTCCAACATCGCCAGCAAGTCCACACGTGACTCTGGACGTTTTGCCATTACATTTGTCCTTGTTCTACCATTCCTTCAGGAGAACCGCCAGCCATTTGCTCCCCTTGGGGCGGTCCCTGTGGCCCCTGAGGCCCACCTTGTTCTTCTGCCATCTGCTGTTGTTGCATGGCTATCTGCTGTTGTTTTGCCGCCTGCTCTTCCTGCATCATTTCAGTTGCTTCACCCTTTTCCATCTGCTCACGTAGCAGGATGCTGTAGCGCTCCAAATTTGTCGGATGCAAGACATTTCCGTCCTTTATTAGTGCAAGCCTCTCGTCACGCTCCATTTCACGCTGATCATCGCTAACCTTCTGTTTCTCATCAAGCAGGGCTTTTATCTGTTCAACTTGTATCTGTGACTGGGCCGTTGCCTGTGCCTGCGCCTGAGCTTGTTGCTGGATTAACTGGGCCTGTTGCTGGGCTTGCTGTTGCTGTTGTTGTTGCATAGCCTGAGTCTGCTGTTGCATCTCCTGTGCAACCTGCTCTTCTGTCTTCATCACCTTTTCAGGATCCAGATTAAAGGCTCGGAGCAGCGGTCTACTAAACGCCTCGTATTTAATATATTGTTGGAGTTGCGGAAGAGAACCAATTGTCTGTAAGAAGTTTATGAGTTGTGTGTTGTGTACCTCCTTGGCAATATACTGCTCATAGCCAGTGCTAATGGCTTCATAGTCTCCCTTAATTGAATTGTCCTGCGAATCAACCATCAGCCAGCGGTAAATGGCTTGGATGTTCATCGTTATCATTTTGCTCACAGATCGGACAACGTCTGCTGTCTGACGGTTGGCATTACTGTTCAATATGGACATCCCAGTCGCAGTCTTTGTCTGGGCTGGTGACATATCTCCATAACCGATGGAAGTCTGTCCGCTGTCTAAATCTGCCTCACGTTCAAGTTGCTGAATCAACTGGAGCAACCCGTTTGTCACATCCGGTATCTGCACCGGCATAAATGCGTCCCTGACGCTGGCCCCAGGTTTTACACGAAACTGCTTGCCGGGATATACTTGTTCGGTGTCCGTCCCCGGCTCGAAACTATTCGGATCTATCACTGTCATCGGGGCCGCCGAAAGTGACTTGCCCTCGATCATCATGGCATAACTAAAGTTCAGGATTGCCTGTACGTCACGAATCGCGTAATAAATCCCGTCGCCCCAGCAGGACTCTGGATTCTTCTGCCAGTAACAGAAATGGAACGGCAGTGTGTCGTCAAATGGGTTCTCCTGTAGCTTGATCACCTTGTCACCAATGACTGTGACTACGACTGGCATGGCCTGACGTATGTCGCCGGCCTCAAGTCCTAAGTGATCGGCAAGGTCGTTGCCGTCCAGTCTCCCCCAGAATTCAAGGACTTCTATGTTTTTGATTTGCCTTGAAGACGATTCATCAAATTTCTTGGGGTGCTGGCTCTCATCATAGCCGTGAATCCGTCCTTCGTCGCCACTGATAATTTCTTCCACCACATCCATGATGTATCCTTCACCAGCATGGACCATAGAGCGCAATTGAATCGGACTAACAAAATTACGTTGAATAACGTAATCTGCGTCTTCTGAACTGCTTGCTTCAGGGGAAGGGAACACGTTCCATATCGAAATGTACTTAACGGCAGGAATAAGTTCCTCCTCAAGCTCAGACTCAATCTCGACCATCTGCTCTGGAGTTCGTACCGAAGTGTAGACAGGAAAGTTTTTCCTCGTAAGAGTGACACCTTTAGTACAACCGGTGCCATAGAGACACATTTCGTGAATTGCATGGGTAATTTCTTCATTGTAATTTGTCTTTTTGAGTATGTCCCGAACCTTGTCCTCCATATTCCGTGCTCTACTCAGGAGCATGTCCTGAAGGATGTCCGGTCTGTCTGGCGGAGCCTCTATGTCTTGGGGAAAAAATCGGGGTCTCTTGGATGGCGTAACGGCAAACGGTACCTCCCCGTCCTCAAAAAGTAGGGTTCCGATCTTAATCTTGGCAGAATTAACCTTGCGCCGAGTCTGGTTGACAAAGATGCCCCGCTCGTTTGCCAGTTCATTTGCCTTGTTAATGTGGCTAGGATACTTCGCCCGATATGCGTCATAAGCCTCCTGCCAGTGTAATTCGTGATCCCTGCGGTAATCCCTTGCCTCGGCAAACTTTTCCTGTATTATTTTTGCAAAAGTGTTTAGCTCCGCCTTGATGACTTTCTTTTCCTCTACAACCGGCCCCTGCGGAGTATCGTAAACATTTTGTTCGTCCTTAACAACTTCTGCCATAGCCTAACTTAGTTTAAATTCTGGAGTAAACAATATGTCAATATGATTTTCTGGTGTGAACAGAACATTAGACTCAGATTCCTTTCTCATAACTGCAAGCTGTTTTGTGACCCTCTCTGCTATGTCTTCAAGAGAAATAGTGAAAGATTTGGCCATTAAGAATCCTGCCTCTTCTCCATAGTGTTTGGTCAGGCAAACTACAAAGTTATCTATGATCCCGTCCATCTCCAAACGGAAAGACTCACTGTCTTCAAAATCTACCTTTATTACATCTCCCATCAGTAATCAATGTCTATTTTGTACCTATATATTTGTCTTGCTGAATACAACTCGTTCCATGCCTCTCCGGCTATCCCGTCGGCAATCGTTGGGTTTAAATGCTGTATCACGCCTCCACCCTTGATGAAATCCTTTACCTTGGAATCAATCTCCGTCTGCGTGATCTGGCGGGTGTTCTTTCCCCTGTTTGCAATGTTCGCAAAATCATTCTCGTTGAGCCTCTTCCACTTGTGAACCTTCTTTCTCTGTGTGGCCTTCCTTTTGCGGTCATACTCCCGTAAACAATGGATGGATCCACATAAATACTTTCTGCTACTGAATTGCAGGATCTCCTTTTTACACACCTGACAATCTACGATTCGTCCTTGCGTCTCCAGTTCCTGCCTGAACATTCTCTCCACTTCCCTACGGCTCAGTTTGAGAAACTTTGCAATCCTGTCCCAGCACTTGGGTTCGGGTATTCGTGGTGGCTTCGCCTTTAAGTGCCAGCGGGCCGTGCTCTCTGCAACCCCAACCCCGTCTCGCCACTCCTGTACAGAGATTCCTCTCTCTTCAACTATTTCTGTTAAAAAATATTTCATATCCTTGAGGGTGTATAGTTTTTGATAATTGGCTTCCCCCTCCAAGGAGTCATCATTTTTTCCCAGACTGGTGTTGCGGGAAACATCTTGCAACCAAAAGCACCAATCGCTAGTGCCATTACACAGTCATCGTGGCTACCGGATTGTGCGGCCATCTTGCCGTTGGGAAAATTAACGAAAGTCTGTAATTCATCCAGAATCTTTGGAGAGTGGATCTTTAATTCCCGCTCTCTAATTAACTCTTTCAAATAATCTATAATCAGCGGCTTGCTCTTTACCGTTGTATGAAATCCCAGCTTACGTGCAGTTCGGGACGACCTCTCGTCCAGTATCTTCTCGCTGTATACGTTTGGATACAGGTGCACGTCAGAGAGAAACTTCAAAGTCACCAGTCCGTGATTGTTGCGCTCCACAAAAAGCTGGGCGTTGTTGTACCACCGGCCAAGGCTGGTTAACTGCCATGCCAGTAGATCTGGATCGATCTTTGTCCGCAGCAACG